TTAAGGATAGAGAAATTACATTTAGTGTAAGTGCTAAACTCCCATGTAGCGGAGAGCCTTGGGAAGACGCCATTCGCCCATCTGTTGTTTGCGAGTATGAATGGTTTGGCACAGCATACCTAAAGTTTGTTATTGCTACAGAAGAAGATCGAGATTACGCTCTTAAAGCCGCAAGTGAATATCGTGCGGCAGGATTTAACGGGCATGTTTACTTTATGCCAGTTGGAGGCGTTGAAAGTGTATATAACTTAAATGCTAAATCAGTAGCATTAATGGCAATGAAACATGGTTTGCGATATAGTGATAGATTGCAGGTGCCATTGTTTAAAAATGAATGGGGTACTTAATGGATAGTCAAAAACGTAGTATTGTTAAAATGGTTAGTTTTAAAATACTTACGATAGCAGTGACTATTCCAATAACAGGGCTCCGTACAGCGTTGGCGGTTCATGCTCTAACAACTATTTGTTTCTATGTACACGAAAGGATATGGAACAAGATTAAATGGGGAACCCAATGAAGAATTTTTTAAAGAAAATAACAGGAATTGAACGTTTAGAAAAAGAACGTCAAACGGCATTAGAAGCCGCGGCGTTGGCGGTAGCAACGGCAAAGGAAGCAGAAGAAGCAAAAAGAATAGCAAAGTTAAGTCCCAAGGAACTTGCCACCGAAAGAAAAGAATCTTACGTAGCAGTACTTGATACAAAAGTAAACAAAGACAATCCACGAAATGGATTTTTTGAACTTGACTGGAATGAGTTTTTTATTGTAGAATTAAAGGCCGCAGGATACAATGGCGAAACTGAAGAAGCCATTGTTGATCAATGGTTCCAAGATTTATGTAGAAATATTGGCAATGAACAAAATGTTAATATGGATCGTAGAGGTAGTGGATATATCAACGTAAACAGCCTAGGTGATGGCAGATCGGAAATTAGTTAATGACTTATATTTTAGTAGATACAGCAAATTTATTTTTTAGAGCACGTCATGTAGTGCGTGGAGATCTTGAAGAAAAGATCGGTATGTGTCTACACGTTACTTTTAATAGTGTACGTAAAGCATGGAAAGATTTTGATGGGTCCCACGTTATTTTCTGCTTAGAAGGTCGCTCTTGGCGTAAAGATTATTATAAGCCCTACAAAGCACAAAGAGCAGACGCACGATCAAAGCATACTGTCAAAGAAGCAGAAGAAGAAAAACTCTTTTGGGAAACCTTTGATACTTTTAAAGAGTACATACAAAACGGTACAAACTGTACAGTATTACAGCACCCGCAATTAGAAGCAGACGATTTAATAGCAGGGTTTATCCAAGCACATCCAAACGATGATCACGTGATCATTAGTACAGACGGAGATTTTGCCCAATTAATTGCGCCCAATGTTAAACAATACAACGGTGTAATGGGGATAACTACTACACACGAGGGATACTTTGACGAAAAAGGTAAACCCGTAAAAGATAAAAAAACAGGTCTAGCAAAACCTGCTCCAGATCCAGAATGGTTACTGTTTGAAAAATGTATGCGTGGAGATACTAGCGATAATATCTTTAGTGCTTATCCAGGTGTACGTGAAAAAGGTACTAAGAATAAAGTAGGATTAAGAGAAGCATTTGCTGATCGTAATAGTAAAGGATATTCTTGGAACAATCTAATGTTGCAGCGTTGGTCAGATCACGAAGGTCAAGAACATCGTGTACTAGATGATTATACTCGTAATGTAAAATTATGTGACTTATCCGCACAACCCGATGATATTAGAAAGTTAATCGACGAGACTATTAAAACAGAGACACAGAAAGAAAAATCAATACCGCAAGTTGGCATTCGTTTAATGAAGTTTGCTAACAAGTATGAACTACAAAAAGTTGTAGATCAGGCTCAGAGTTTTTCTGAACCGCTTAACGCAAGGTATGTAATATAACATGGAGGTAGAAATGACTACAGTAAAAGTATTGATACCAAATAAAAGTTGGCTATTAGAAAACCAAGGATCTAAATTAGGGACCTTGAGTAAAGAAAAAACAGGATATAGTTTCTTGTTAAATGGACAGAAGTATGAAATTGGAAATGCTAAAAATGTTAAAGAACAATTTGGCATTGATATTACAGAACAACTGTCTAAACCAAAAACAGTTACACCAAAAAAAGATACAGTAAACACAGTTTACGATTTTCCTTGTTCGAGTAAACCATATAATCCATTGTATAACGTTCGTAAAAAATTACCAATTTACGCAAAGAGTACAAAGAGCAAAAGTCAATATTGTGCCGGATATTATGTAATTCAATTTAGAAAAGGGTGGGTTAAGTCCTTTTGTCCTAAACTAATTACATTAGAGCGTTATCCATTTAAAGGTCCTTTTAGAACCGAACAAGAAATGAGACAACAACTAAGTATTGTCAAATGAAACCATTGAACACATTACCTATCGAAATGTTCTTAGAAAAGGCCAGAATCGCAACTAAATCTGGCCAAAAGACTCTTAATCTCGACATAAAAGACGTCATTTCACTTAGCGATAGTCTTGCTGTTGTTATGACACGTCTAGCAGGCAAATTAGACAAACAAATAGCATCAACACCAACACAAGACATTGTTACCATCGAAATGGACGGGGGCAGTTTTAAGTGATTTGAAATAAATATCTACGTACATAACCGGAGTGCGTAGATAAATGAGTCGACCAAAGCCAAACATTTTGTTAGAAGTTACAAATAAGAAAAATTACAAAGTCGAGCAAGTGCTTGAAGCCGAAGCCATTTGGGCTGTTTTCTATAAGGACAAGCCTGTTAATTTAAAAACTACTTCTGTTGTAGCACAAGACCTTGGTCCAAAATACAAGAAAGTAAGTTTTTCAAATTCGGGACACGCTTTCAATCTTGCTGAAAAATTAAATAAACTATACAACTGTACAGACTTTTCAGTTTATAAGTTAACAAATGGCGAGAAAACCCAAATACCGACCGACTCGTAGAGAGATCATAACAAACGGCCTAATTGAAAAATTAGGGTTGGATATCAGCGAGATCAAAAAGTATCATATGCTTTGGTGGTTAAACCCTAGAGCAAAAAGAACCGGCGGTATGCGATTGAGTTCCGAAGGATACGAAGCACTACGTAAATTAGATTTAGAAGAGTTTTCTGTAGACCTTCCAGAAGATATAGAGTTTACAAACCAAACATTTCTTTGGTTAGACAAGTACGTAGACTGCCCATATTATCTTACCCACAAAAATATCAAACTATTTGACAGTAGTATGGCTGTCCAATTAATTCTTTTTTCCGGCAATATCCAAAAATTTGGACTTGCTCGTGCTAAGAGTGTTGCGTTAAAACAACAACAAAATAATCTTAAAAAAACCGATTGACGTTGACGTCGGTACCGTGTATAATTATTACTGTTAGTTAGACACTTAAACACTTTTTTAAAGGTTAAAAATGGCAGAGAAAATTTCCGAAAATCGTACAGTTACACCCAACGAAGCCAAACGTGCTATTCGCAAGTGTATCAAAATTCAGCGTCCTGTGTTTATGTGGGGCCCCCCAGGCATTGGTAAGTCTGATATTGTTAAGCAGATCGGCGAAGAACAGAGCCGTGAAGTTATTGACGTTCGATTGTCACTTTGGGAACCTACAGACATTAAAGGTATTCCATATTACAATAGTGACGAGAAAACAATGACATGGGCATCTCCTAGTGAATTGCCACAAGATCCAAATAGTACCGCTATTCTATTTTTGGACGAACTTAATTCAGCGGCTCCTGCTACACAGGCCGCGGCTTATCAACTTATTCTAAACCGCCGTGTTGGCACATATAAATTGCCAGATGGTGTTTCAATTGTTGCGGCTGGTAACCGTGAAACTGACAAGGGTGTTACATATCGTATGCCTAGTCCGTTGGCAAACCGTTTTGTTCACATTGAACTTAAATCAAGTTTTGACGACTGGCTACAATGGGCTACCGCTAACATGGTACATGAGCAAGTTGTAGGTTATGTAGGTTTTGCTAAACAAGACCTGTATGACTTTGACCCACGTTCTGGCTCACGCTCTTTTGCTACTCCACGTTCTTGGTCATTTGTTAGCGATTTGCTTAAAGATGACGACTTGGACGAAAGCACACTAACTGATTTGGTATCAGGTGCTGTTGGTGATGGTTTGGCTGTTAAGTTTATGGCACACCGTAAAGTTGCTAAACAGATGCCTAAGCCAGAAGATATCTTGTCAGGCTCTGTTAAGAAAATTGACATCAAAGAAATTTCTGCGATGTACTCACTTACTATTAGTATGTGCTACGAACTTAAAGAAATTGCCGAAAAGCAATCCAAAAAGTTTAACTCATCGGCAGATAACTTCTTTAGTTTTATGATGGAAAATTTCCCAACTGAACTAGTTGTTATGGGTGCCAAGGTTGCGTTGACAGGTTATGACTTGCCATTCGAACCTGCTGAAATGGAAAGTTTTGCTAAGTTCCATAAAGTGTACGGCAAGTACATTCATGAAGCAAACAAGAACTAATAAAAAGGGCTCTTGCCCTTTTTTAGTTTTTAATGTATAATATATTTTTAGGAGCAAAAATGTCAAAAGTTATGAAATCTGAAAAGTCAGCAAAGTTCCAAAATTTTGTTGGTAAAGAATATTCACAGGCAGATCAAAGCAAGGCCATTGACACATTAATTACCGCTCGTGTACGTTTGCTCCTACGTCATCCATTTTTTGGTAATATGGCTACACGTCTGCGTTTGGTAGATGCTAGCGATTGGTGCGGTACATTGGCCACAGACGGTCGTACATTTTATTACAATGTAGGATTTATTAATGCTTGTTCTGTACAAGAAATGGAGTTTGGCTTCGCACACGAAGTATTACATAATGTATTTGATCACATGGGACGTCGACTAAGTCGAGATCCTCAGTTGTCAAACATTGCCGCTGACTATGCTGTTAATCAAATTCTTGTAGATGAGAAAATTGGCGTAGTGCCTCATTTTATTAAAATCTTCCAAGACAACAAATACCGTGGTTGGTCATACGAAGAAATTTATGACGAGATTGAAAAGAACGCTATTAAAATTAATATCAATAGCCTTGGAGAATTGCTCGACGATCACTTAGATGATGAAGACGGTGATGGCGAAGGTGACGGCGATGGTGATGGCGACAAAGAAGGAAAAGGTCGTCCAAGACTTACTGCCGAAGAAAAGAAAAAAATCAAAGACGAAATCAAAGAAGCAATGATTTCAGCAATGCAAAATACTGAAGCAGGACGTATGCCATCTGGTATTGCTCGTTTCATTAAAGATTTAACTGAGCCTAAAATGGATTGGCGCGAAATGTTGCGTATGAATATCCAAAGTATTATTAAAAGTAATTTTAGTTTTGCTCGTCCAAATCGTAAATCACAACATACAGGTGCTGTATTACCAGGTATGATGAACGAGGACACAATTGATGTATCAGCGGCAATTGATTTGTCTGGCAGTATTAGTGACTCAATGGCTAAAGACTTCTTGTCAGAAGTTAAAGGTATTATGGATGAATACAAGGACTTCAAATTAGACTTGTGGTGCTTTGATACAGAAATTTACGGGTACCAAAAATATACTGGAGACAATGCCGAAGATATCTATAATTACGAAATTAAGGGCGGTGGTGGAACTGACTTTTACGCAAATTGGGAATTTATGAAAGAAAACAATATTGAGCCTAAAAAGTTCATTATGTTTACAGACGGATATCCTTGCGGTAGTTGGGGTGATGAAGATTACTGCGATACGCTGTTTATTATCCATGGTAGTGAAACCATAAAACCACCATTCGGTCAGGTCGCATATTATAAATAAAGTAGGTACATTATGGCTTTAGTAAGGAATAAGGTAAACCCTTTGAACGTTCTTAATTTAAGAAAGTTAAAGTATATACCGCCCAATTTTGCCAAAATGAACATTCCGTTTGAATATATACATAAAGTAAAAGATATAGACAGATGGATTTATAATAATTTAGACAGTAGATATTGTATCAGAAATGTCCAAACTGTAACCGATGATAATAAACTTACAATGGTTACAGAAATAGGCGTAGAAGATCCAAAAGAATTAACGTTCTTAAGTCTATCATGTCCGTTTCTGCATAATTAAGGAGATTTTTAAATGCCAGATAATACACAGCAAACTGCAGATCAACAAGCACCTGCGGCCGCAACACCACCAGATCTAAGTATTACAGATCTTCAAAACTTGAGAGCAATCATTGATGTTGCTTCTACAAGAGGTGCGTTTAAAGCCGCAGAGATGGCCGCTGTTGGTACTGTTTTCAATAAGTTGGATGCGTTCCTGAACGCTGTTGCCGCACAATCACAAGCACAGCAACCAGCAACACCTCCAGCACAATAAGGAGATTTAAATATGAAACACGTCGGCAAAATGAAAAATAATAGCGCGAGAGTTGCTATTGCTTTTCGCACCCTACCAGGTGATGTACATAGTGCTCTAGTTGTTGGCACTACTGGACTACCTGACATTTACCACGACAATTTAATGTCTGTTTTAGAGAGCGATAGCGGACAGCAAGCCAGTGAGTTGGCTGATGTTCTTGCCGTGCGTAAGTTTCCAGATGGCAACAATATTTTAGAATGGTTACATTTAAATGGACACCTTAAAAAAGTTCCAACTAAAAATGTTGTTGTAACTCCAGACACTAAGACAATGCTTCCATTGGATGAGTTGAATAAAATTATTGCTGAGCAAAAAGGTTTATCAAGTGTAGAAGACTTGAATCCTGCTCCAGTAACTAATAACCCATCTGACAAGGAAAATGCAGCAAGTGCTTATACTGGTAAAACAGTTGTAACAGAAGAGAAAAAGACTCCTGCTAAAGGAACTGGTACTGGTTTTGATTTTACACCAGACGAACTTAGACAAATGGCAGATGACCATGCTAAGAAAGCAGAAACACTTCGTGCTCAAGCGGATGCTCTTGAAAATCCTCCGGCGGAGAAACCGAAGAAACGTTTGGCAAGACCGAATCGTTCTAGAAACTTAGTAAGTTAATAAAAAAGCACCCTAGGGTGCTTTTTTATTAGGTAATGTTTACCCACGCACTTCCATTATATCCTTGGAAGTGTGAACCACTAGTTACAAATACCAGCATACCTGCTTGAGGAATAGTAATGGCTGCATCACGTGCCGTATTAGTAGCGTATACAGGTAACTTCATTGTTTCAGATTCTAAACTAGAAGTAACAATGTTTGTAGCATAAACTGTATCAAATGGATCAATAGCAGATCCGATCGTATTAGCAAATCCTGTTGTACTACCAAAGAATGGTAATAGATTTTGTACATAAGAAGATGTACTATAAGAATTTACACTACGACTATTTGTTGCCCACACATTGGCAAAAGGTTTAATATTACTACCAATGTCAGTGGTTAGTCCGGGAGTTTGTGTTGGAAGTACTTGTAGTGCCTCTGGGTTAAAATTTAAGATATCAGTAATACTACCACCAGACAAACCTTTAACACTAATTAGTCCACCGATCTGATTAATAATTTGTGTATCATCACCTGAGTTTTTAATTAATGTTTGTCCAGAATTAGAACTTTGAATAACAAGTCCGCTATCAGAATTGATCTGAAGTTGTTCTGTCATAATAGGACTTGCCTTCAATACAAAGTCTGCGGCAATGTTAGCGTTTGGGCCAAACGCTAGTGCGTGTGCGGCAGTACCCCACAGGATATACCCACTACCAGTAGTCGATGTTCTTGTAACGCCGTTTGTTTGATTAGCACCGTAGAATGTAATACCTTGATACACTTTTGTATATCCAGGAATTGCGTTAATTCCATTCAGTGTAAAATCGCTGTCTGAATTTGATATTGCTGTGGCTAAAAGTGTTCCTGCTCTATTTTGAACATTGTGTTCTAAAATATTATGAGTGTAGTTTGAAGTATCATATACATTAGCATATTGAACGGTATTTGTTGCGGCTAATCCAGATTGTTGAGGACCGATGGCAATGTAACCAGAACCTGTATATAGATATAATTTTTGTTCTGAAATATTCCAAAATAAATCACCCTGTGATAAATCTGTAGGATATGTATTTCCAGAATCGATTGTAGCAACTGGCTTAAATCTTGTGCTGTTATAAACACGTAATTTTGAAGTGCCGGAATCGTACCATAACTCGCCTGTAATAGGTTTTGAAGGAGCAACCTTGCCAGCAAAATTTTCTAACAAACTCACAAGGTCTTGATTAAGTGTTGGTCCGTATCCGGAATAATTTTTACCAACAAAAGTTAGATCAGTCGTTGTATCTAACGATCCGTCATTTACTGTTGTTAATAATGTTCCGTTTGTTTTGTATAATGTATAACTCATGTTTTTCTCTATAATATATTTATGGTTTAAAATGCGCCGTAGTCATCAATCTGTATAGATATATTAATACCGTTTGAACCACTTCCGTCATACAGATATATAAACAACAATTGATTAGTTCCTATAGTACTTGCTATTTGAGCAGATAATGCTCCGTCATTGTGGAAATGTCTATCTCCTTGCGGATCAGAATATGCGTAAACTGAAGTCTTACCGTACCAGTTAGATGGATCAGCACCTGGACCATAAAAAGCATAACCTAATTCTAGATAACTATCTACCCCGGCTGAGAATCCTGTTAAGATAATATTTTCTGCTCTTCGAACATCGCTTGGATCGTACCCCATTCCGGCAAGATCATTAGCCGTTAATGTAGTATTTGGATTAACAAATGCTAGACATTTATTTGCTGTAAAATCTGTTCCATAAGAATCTTGATAATGTGTCGAAACTATCGCAATATTTTCTGTACTATATCCGTTAACATTTCCGCCTGTTTGAGCAGCCGGTCCGCCGCCACCTTCTCCGACGCCAGGTATATAAGCACTTACAATTGATTGTCCTGCGCTATTTCCAACTATAAAGGATGATGTAACAGGTACACCGCCGGAAATAATTTTCCATTCTCCGTCAACTTTTGTCCATGCTTGATCAACACGCTTCCATTGACCTCCTACTTTAACAAAAGTATCATCTATTTGTTTCCATTGGCCGTTTACTTTAACTTTACCTGTACCTAATTGTGTAAATGTAAGTAGTCCGTATCCCGAAACTCCATTACTACTGTTTGTTCCACCAGATCCGTAATAAGATATTGCGTTGCCATTTGATGATCCTGGAGGTACAAGACTAGTTCCGCCATAGGCTCCGTTACTAGGAGCGTCATCATAATTTACTGTAGGTGTAGTTGCACCACCTATCCAACCACCGCCACCACCTGGTGTTCCGGCACCACCTGATCCATAAAGATAATCATCTTCGTCATTAATACCGTTTTGACCAACTCCATACCCAGGATATCCAGCAGGATTTGTAGAATACGCACCACCTCCACCGCCACCGGCTCCGCCAGCATCTCCGTGGCCACCTTGAGCGCCACCGCCGCCGCCACCGCCGGCAACTACTATAGGTACACCGTTTAAAAATATTGCGCTTGCTCCACCACCACCACCTGGACTATTATAGGTATATGAACCATCACCGATAGTAAACCCTCCGTTGCCGCCATAAAAGGCATACTTAGGATTAGTTCCTAATGGTATTCCTGTACGTGTATCCCACACAACATTACCACCGTTGTCTGAATAATCGCCTGAAGCAATAGTTACAGCAAAACCAGCAGGTCCTCCATCGTTAAGGGCATCAAATTGTAATGTATGATATCCAACATTTAAATATGTCGGTACGTATGTTGTGTTTTGAAAATCATTTGATTGAGAAATTAAACGACCGTCAATATAAAAATTTAAATGATTGTCTGCTTGACATTGAGTATAATACTGACCTGCTGAAGCGACATAAAAAGTTCTAGTTGAAGACACCCAAGATCCAACTGGATCAACTTCATTACTGTTTACCCATACAGCATAGGTATTCATAAAACCAGACCACGCATATGATAATGATACTGGATACCATACTGTTGTTCCGTTATTAACTCCGCTACCTATAATACAAGCAGAACCCCCCAAGCCACCAGATAGTAGAACACCACCCACACCATAAGTTCCAGTTCCACCGCCACCGCCAATATAAACATCAATCTCATCACCGGGGTTAGCAGTAAATGTTCCGATTATTCGATCACCATTACCGCCTTGTTCACCATTTGCTCCGTAAAAAGAATATCCGGCTCCACCTCCACCACCAGTTAAATCATAATTAATAGTGGTAGAGTAACCTGTAGGAACTACTATTGAATAGTAACCAAGTAACTGGGAACATGCTATAGTAACTTGGTTACTCATTTAAGCCTCCCTTTGGAACCAGAAATCTCCGTCTTTGCCTTGGTCGTTTGTTGGGGCATTTGTACTTACATACTGATTAGAACCATTCCATTGAACAGAGTTATCAGCAAGTCCGTGTAGGGTGTTACATGCTATATCACCTTGGACATTTACAGCGTAATTTGTTGTAGGTTGTCCTACATTAACTGTTGATACATTAATATATGATCCAGAAAGATTGCCTGAAACATTACCTGTTAGGCTACCAGTGACGTTACCTGTAACATTGCCAGTGACGTTACCTGTAACATTTCCTGTAACATTACCTGTAACATTGCCATTTAAAGGACCATTAAAACTGGTAGAATTAATATTTCCTTGATTGTCTATTGTAAAAATAGAATTTTCTGATCCGTTAGAATTATGAGATAATATTTCAAGGTTTCGACCAAAATCCATCTGTATTCTATAACCGTATTCGGTACTATAGGTATTGTTTATATACAAAGAACCTCGACCATTAGGATCAGTTGATGTAATTGTAACTGAACCGTTATCGGCAGTTATTACATTTCCATTTAAGGTACCATAAAAATTTTCCGATACAGCACTTATAGAATTAATATTACCAGTAACATTTCCTGTTATATTTCCAGTCAAATTACCAGTAACATTTCCTGTTACATTACCAGTAACATTACCTGTTAAGTTTCCAGTGACATTACCTGTAACATTTCCTGTTAAGTTTCCAGTAACATCGCCAGTTAGTGGTCCATAAAAGTTAGTTGCGGTAACTGCTGTAGCAAGAACATTACCAGTAACATTACCTTGTAAAGGACCAATGAATATATTTTCCGCTACAAACTTTTGAGCATAAACATCTCCACTACCATTTCTTAAAGCAACTGTTTGAATATCTGCCGATGTAGAAGGAAAATATTCAGCATTACTTTGTGCTGTGTTAAAAACTAAAGATGTTGCTTGAACTAAACTTGAATGATCTGGAGAAATTGACCACTGACCTTCTATTTGTCCTGTTGCTTCAGCATTGGCCGCTGTAATAAAAGGTGTAATTAACCACGGGGTATCAAATTTGCTTCCTTCAGTCATTTCCCATAAGCCATCTAATGTTCCTACATTAGTTGGACTACCTGAAGACACACCATATGTATAAATGTTAGACCACTTATTGTTAGGTATACCTAATGTTGCATTATTGTCTAGATAAGGTTTAATTACACCATTTCTAAATACAACAATTTGACCAGTTAATTGTAACTGTCCTAGTGTAGATCCTGCGCTGATTTCAGAAGTAAAGACTGTCTGATACTGTTGAGTGGCCGCACCAATTGTAATTCCAGGAGCAATAGGAAGAATTGATTCTGAATTAATGATAATACTACCATCGGGAGCACCTAATATAAGATCATTATTAGAATCGATTGTAATAGAATTATTTGCTCCAAGAGCAATACCGCTTGTAAAGTTCCATTGACTATTAATTGGTTCAGTAGTATTTCTACTTGGAATATCAAGACCTTGAATTGTTACTCCAGATTTTAAAGTTAAACCTCTAGCAATGGTAGTAAACCCTTGACTGTATTCTGCCGCAGTACCTGCTAATGTAAAAGCATCTTTAGAAAACACAGCAATAGTGTCATCATTAACTGTTACATCAATAACCGCATGGTTAGATCCGTTAATATCTTGTGCTGAATTAGAAACTAATTGTGTAACTCCAAATCCACTAACAATATTAGGACCAATTAAAGTAAAACCAGTACCTGTATCTGATTTGGCCCATAACTGTTTATTTCCACTATCGAACCAAAAATCACCTAATTTCAATGTAGTAGGCGTACTGGTAGAAATTTCTGTTACACCTAGTGTTCTCCAATTAGCACCATCATAAATTTTTGGTTTTAAATATTTTGTATCTTTATTAAACCATAGTTGCCCTTCTAAGGCAGGACTAGGAGGATTAATACCAGCAAAATTCTGTAACAAATACAAAAAGTTTTCATTTTGTCTAGTACCGTATGCTGTAGTATTTTTACCAATCAGGAATAGAGGCGTTGTCTGTTGGGCATCAACAGAGCCGTCTGCGATGGTTACTAAGTTTATTCCATCATACGTGTTCAATACATAAGGCATGCTCTTTTATTCCTTTATTTTACAAATTTCTTAAAAATACCCAATCGTTAAATCCTGGTACTTGTGTGAATGATAACGATCCGCTAGGTGTCGCATTAGGCGCTGTGTTAGTTAATACTGTTTGAGTACTTAATACTTCAACTACAATTTGTCCGTTAGTATATCCAGTTCCTGAAATAACAGCACCAGCATATATTCCATCAGTTTGTGAAACTGTTAATAATGTGCCTGTACTTGTTGCGCTAGCATCACCATTAGAAACAAAGTTAGTAACAACTGTTTGTGCCGCAGATGTTGAAATACTAATTACTTGGAACTGTTTAATTGAGTAATTTACAGTATTCAAAGGTGGAGTAACTGTTACAGTACCAGCAACAGATGTTACAATAGTTGTAGCGGTCGACCATGTAGTAGAAGTAACAACAATTTGTGTACTTGTAGTTGTACTTGTACCAGAGCCTGTAGTAATAGTTACAGTTGATGTGCCTGTGCTAACAACAATAGATTGTGCTGGAATTTGATTTTCATTGATACTTAAAGTAAATGTTCCACTGTTTGCTGTATATGAAGCACATAAAACATTACATCTTGCGCCAGGAGGTTGAGCATAATAAATTACATCACCACCATTAACTGGCAATAGTTGTTTAACATAACCCAATACTTGAGCGTTAGTGTTAGTAAATCCACTAATATCTATTTGAAGTGTGTAAGGTTTACGTCCACCGTATCCGCCAGTTGCTGCAGCAATACTATTATCAACATAGTCCTTGGTAGCCGCAACTTGTCCGCTATCAGAACTTAAAGTTGACTTCATGTTCTGGATCTGAGAATTGTTTAAATTAATAGAACCGTTGCCAGGATTAATTTCTAAACCAAGCGTTGTAGAAATAGTTCCGGAAGTTAAAATTAATTGACCTGCTGGATCTGTATCTGAACCGATAGTTAATTCTAATACTCCAGTTAATGTTTGTAGCCCATCTGCTTTGTTAATTTTAGGACCTAAAGAATAGTTTCCATTACCGTCAGTGGTAATCATTGGGAACCCGCCTAAATAATAACCTGCGCTAGCGGCTGAAGATTCAAGTCTAATACTGTTTACAGTTGTTCTCCATTGATTATAATTGTGTTCGTATAACCAAAACACACCATTATTAACTGAGTTTGTTAATACAATACCACCTTGATTAGCATTAACAAATTGAGAAGAACTGTAACCTGCTCCGATACTGATCCAAGAAGGATTAAATTTTACAACGGACGAAGCATCATTGTAAGCATTAGTTCCAGTAGTAACAGTCAATCCAGAGTATACTGTTAAATTGTTATTAATTAACGCAGGACCTTCAACGTCAAAAGAATATCCAAAAGTAACAGTTGTGGTATTAATACCAACACCTCTGTTAATTCCATCAACTATCATGCCAGTAGTAGTTGAATCGAACCCAAACGTTAGATAAGATTCAGCAACACTATTGCGAATAATAGTTGTGCTAGTATTGTTGCTCTTAGAGTATAATAAAATTCCGTTTGTTGAACTTGAATTTAAAACTTCTAAACCGCCATCATTACTAATTTCAATAATTCCAAACGTACGATTATCTTGATTGTTAAGCATAACGTTAGAAGAATCATAACCTTGGAAAGAAACTGCGCTTGTAGCAGTACCGTAGATTTGTAAACCAGGTACCGCAGGGTTAAGAGTCAACCCAGGTTGAATAGTTGTTGTACTTGCTATATACAAAGCGTTTGACGCAGGATTTAATGAAATTTGTTTATCACTAAACCATGCCAATAATGTACCGTTATCGTAAACAGATACAATATTTCTTGCTACGTTTGTAGAATCTATTACAGTTTCAGATAACGCGCCAGTTTTTCCTGATGTGTCACCGTATGGCTTTCCAGGATTTAATAAATTAATACCATTGTAATACCATAGTTGATTATTAGTTGTGTCAAACCAAAAATCTCCGTTGACTAATGAGGAAGGTTGAGTAGCACTTGCTATTGGTGCTCCTACAGATTTCCATGTATCATTTGTATAAAGGTTCAATGAACCCGTTAATTTACTGTACCATAATTGTCCTTCCATAGGACTGATAGGTGGAGTATTGTTAGCAAAGTTTTCTAAGAGATGAACAAAGTTATTATTAACAGCAGACCCATACCCATTGTAGTTTTTTCCTACCAATGTAAGACTAGTACTAACAGAATCTTCAGTCTGATCTGCTAATAGTGCTAAAATTTGTCCGTTAGTATAAGTTATTGTGTATGACATTGTCTTAGATCTTTATAATATAGTTCATTGCTTGATAATAAATTCCGCTGGTACCAGAACTAGCAATTTCTCCAGCAACATCGGAAACTCCTACCGCAAAATTTTGTGCCAATTGTTGATTAGGCGTTGTGTTATTAGTTAATCCTGCGGCATTGTTAATAGTAGTACCAGATAAATTTGGATAGTTATTCATATCATCGTAACCTAAAGGTATACGAGATCTCAAATCAGGTAATCTAAATTCCGAAGATACTGAACCTTTTCCGTATAGGTATCCTATAGTGTTGAATAAGTTTTGATATATTCCGTCACTTTCGCCTGTATCAACTAACGCACCGTCACATAGTAACCATCCGCTAGGAATCTTACTTACTAAACCAGCATAAGGTAGCACTGATCCAGTAGGTACTAAATTTGCATATATGTCTTGTAGATAATTACCTTTGGTAATTTGCTGTAGTCCACCATTATTAGAAACTAATATAGTAGAAGTACTTTGTACAGATGTAATTACTGTTTGACTTGTAATAGCAGTCGGTGACAATAATGCTTCAAACGCATAATAAGATTGACCATTTGCCTGTGTTGGAGCCGGGCCGCCGCCGTATGTAAATCCGCTTGCTTGGATTTGTCCTTCAATTTTCCAAGTCGCCGCATTAGTTAATGTACTTGCTCCACCTGCTAAATTACCAATAAATGTTGTACTTAAACTAGTGCCACCACTAAAATTAATTCCAAATAAATTTACATTCGCAGGAAGGGATATTGGAATTCCACTATTGTCGGCAATAGTTATATGAGAAAAATCAATAACTGATTCTACTTGATACAGGTATTTAGGTCCAACATTATTAACAAGAGCAAAAGGACCGCCAATAGATAATTGAACTCCGCTTGGTCCTGCTGATCCATTTGTTAAAGAAAGAGGACTACCGCCGTAACTTGTTGAAACACGTATACTGTTTCCAGAAATACTTTGTACGTAATAGGTTGTAGATGTAGTCAGACCGCCAAATGTTGCTCCAACTGTGCCTGTTAATGTGACAGGTATGTATGGAGGACTTCCAACTGATGCTGTTCCCGTAACAGTAAATGGTAGTGCTCCAAACCAACTGCTACTAACAGTGATATGTGTAGAGTCAACAATATTTTGAATGAAATATGTAGTCGAAGTACTAACGTTGCTGGCCCCAACAGTTCCAGTAAATTTAATACTCATTCCTTCAGCAAGGCCTGCTGTACTATTAACAATAAACTGATTAGGATTAGATCCGCTTCCGGGGTATATACCTGTTACAGTTACCGTTGAAGGAGTGTAAGAAAATGTTACAGGCATTCCTACATTAACACCTGCTATTGAACTTAGCACAATTAAATTAGTAGTTACTTGTGTTATTGAAGCAGTAGGGGTTAATGGTGTATATGTAAAATATATAGGATCACCTGTTCTTAATTCTCCTGTGGAAATATTAACAAGTAGATTGCCAACCGCATTAGTTCCTGCTACCGCGCCAGATGCCGCCTCTGGTGCTGAAAACACCTGAGAGTATATTGTACCAAATGGGTATGTCGGAGATCCAATATCTGGAGCATTGTTGCCTGTACCAACTGGCAGTAACGCAGAAGTTGTTTTAGGCCAGTTTGATGTTCCTAAATAAGTGGTTCCTGTAATATAAGCATTAACTAAATTACTATTACCGTTAACAGTTAATACATTGTTAACTGTTACAGCACCGCTAGATACCAATCCTGTTGTACTTGTTGTTAACGAAAGTTGTTTTCTAATAGTAACATTGCCATTAACATCTAATGATTGATTAGCCAATGGAGTTGAAGATGTAGGAATATTAATACCAATACCACCAATACTTCCATCAATTGTTAATAATCTTAAAGGATTACCGGAAGGATTTGTTACTGTAACATTAAATGTTCCAGCAGGAACAGGATTACTAATATTTGCCTGATATCCATTAGTTTGACTTAACACCCAAGGACTTGTAGTTCCTCCGCTTGAAGATTGACCAATGCCAATTTGACTAGCAAATAGTGTTGCGTTGATTGTACTGTTAACGTCTGTTCTTACAACAGCGTTTCCTGACAACACAGAACCATCTGCTAAATTTAATCCATTAGCAGTACTGGCTGTGGCATTTAACTGACTGTTGAATACTGAACTTAAATTAATACCAGGTTGTAATTCTGTAAATCCGTAAATAGGAGGCTGAGGATAAAATACTTCACTGGCAATTACTTCAACAACTTGATCATTAATATAATTTTTAATAACATTGTGAACAGCGCCAGAATTATCTGTAATAGTCTCAGCATAACTACCAGTCTTTAATACACTAGAATATGTAGGTCCGATTAAAGTCCATGATGTTCCGTCTTGTGTAATATATAACTGTGAACGAGATGTATCTACCCATATATCACCAGGATCAACTGATCCACTTGGTTGTTTTGATTGTTGCCAAATTCCGTTAACAGGCTTCCACAATGTGCCATCAAAGGCTTTTATCTTATTGCCAGTTAATGATGCGTTAGATGTATCGTACCACAACTGTCCTTCGGTAGGATGTAACGGAGGATTTGAATTAGAAAAGTTTTCTAACAGATATAAAAAATCTTCGTTGACTGATATGCCAAAACTAGGAGCATTTTTTCCAATAAAAGTTAAACTTGTATCGGTATCATTTGTTGTGCCGTCCTGGACTGTGATTGCCTGATTTTGTTTAGTCGGATCTGATTTGTAAAGAATGTAAGGCATCTACTTAGGCTCCAGTTCCGCTAATACTTTGAATTCTAATTGTGTAATCAATTTGAATTAAACGGTTTAATGATTTCTGCACAGGGTGAAAAATAACATGAGTTAATAGTGAACCCATATTAGCACCAACAGGACTATACGCTTTTAAACCAATTTCATCAAAAATAAAATCATTTGAAAGATTAGTTCCTGTATCAAATGCTAGTTGTCCGCTAGGTTCTCCAAAATCTAACAAACAACTAACCAATAAATCTGAATATGTTGCTCCCGAAACATGACGATATTCCATGTAATTGCGAGAAGGATCTAAGTCATTAACGCTTTGAGCATCGACGTTTTTGTAATATGTTTGATTGTATAACTGGCTATTAACGCCTAATGTATTAGGAGTTAGATATGTAATAATTCCTGTAGGATCAATACGTGTGCCACCGTTACCAAATGCCATTTCAGATATAAATCCTTGACCCAAGTTACCAATACTTTGTACTAAAGCAATACTAAAATTTTCGTAATGAATAGCATTTCGCTTATCTACAAAGACTTCTTTTGTTTCAGGATCAAAAATTTTGATGTGACCTTGGAGTTTTACACCCCCTACATCGCCCATCTGAGGAGTTGGTTTTGGTTGTTGTGGCATTTTATTCTCGTCTGTATTCATAGTGCTATTTATTCTTTAAAAATTAGGCGATCTGAGTTCTTCCATTTACGGTATACCAGTGTGTTCCGTCATAATAACAAGGCTGAGCACCCCCAGATGCATCGGTTACAAAAACCATAGCACCTTTCTGTGTAATTGGTCCAATACTGCTTAAACCAGCAGTAGTTGATGTTGTTAGTACAAAAGGAGCATTAACTGTGATTTGCCCAGCGGCTTTTAACGCAAGATCATTTCCGCTAACAATACTGCCCAGTCCAAGTACGCTAACTGTTAATGTACTAGCATATAATGTTTGTACTGTATATGTATTTCCAACTATAGTTACAGCACCAGTTGCGCCAACTCCGCCCGATGGGCCAGTGGCACCCGTACTGCCATTTGTTCCTGATTGTCCTGTTGCTCCTGTAGCGCCAGCGCCAGCAGGGCCTGTTGCTCCTGTTGAACCTGTACCGGATGGGCCTTGAGGGCCAGTGGCACCAGTCGCCCCGGCTCCAGTTGCTCCAGCATTTCCTTGAGGGCCAGTTGCTCCAGCATTTCCTTGAGGACCAGTAGCACCAGTTGTTCCTTGATTACCTTGATTACCTTGAGGGCCAGTAGCACCGTTAATGCCTGTAGCGCCAGTAGCACCTTGTGCAGCCGCAGTACCCGGAATTCCTTGTGCGCCAGTTGATCCAATTGGGCCAGTTGCTCCTGCGCTACCTGTGGCACCTTGTACACCTGTGGCACCTTGTACACCTGTGGCGCCTTGTACACCAGTAGAACCGGTTGGTCCAGTAGCGCCTTGAACACCAGTAGCACCCTGAAGAGCCGCAGTACCTGGAATACCTTGTGGTCCTGTAGCACCAGCAGGTCCTGTAGCGCCTGTAGCACCAAAACCTGTAGCACCAGTAGCACCGTTAGGCCCATACGCTCCTGTACTTCCTCGCTGACCAGTTGCTCCTGTAGCACCTGCTCCAGTTGCTCCATCAGGCCCTGTAGCACCTGTTCCGCCAACTGCTACGAATGTGCCTGGGATACCCTGTGGTCCTTGAGCGCCAGTGGCACCTGCTGGACCTGTAGCACCTGTGCTACCTTCTACTCCAGTTGCTCCGATATTTCCTGTTGGACCTACTAGTCCTGTAGCACCCGATGGTCCTTGTAAAGACTTAGCAAGTGTACTTTTAAGAGTACCGACGCTGACTTGATAACTGTTACCGTTGTCCACTATAGGAACCGAGGCGTTATCACTAGGATTTGTAGAAGTTGTTAATTGCGATATTTTCATTTTTTATTCATCCAACAATAGATCTCCGCCTTCAGTTTGTAACGTATCACCGTCTTCAGTAACTAGTACAGGAATTGAATCTGTGTTTTGTCCATATTGATATTTATCTGGTAGTGCAGCAGGCGCACTACGCAAGAAGCGAATCTGCTCAGTATTTTGATTAATTAATGACTGATCACTATTCAAATCCCACCAAACAGTTGTAGAGTTCTTTACAACTCTTATTTGAGAATTTAATGCTATAGGAATAAACAATTCAAGGAAGTATCTATTCTGGAACTGCGTAATTCTATATTCATCAGGAACTACCGGATCACTTACTAGACCAATACTATTAACTTCACCACTGTCATAGGCAATATTTGCAGAATGATTTGTAATGGTACTTAATGAATTTTTTAATAAAGTACCTTGATAATAAACACTTGCTTCCCTTGACAAATCGTTAGCACTTGAAGTGAAATCAATTCCAGTTAATTCAAATATTGTTCCTGTAGAATTAACAACTGTCGAAGTGGTTAAAAACACAGTAGCAGTTAATCCGTTAGGAATAATTGTAGCACTTGTTACAAAATAAGGAGTTTCGCCTAATGTATTAGGAACTGTATGATTCCAAGTTAGAGAAATATTTGTACTTGCCGTAAAAATTCCAATATCAATTGATGCTGGTTGAACTTTTAAGTACCAAACTGTAGAAGTATTACCAGTTGCTGAATCAGTTACAGCAGAAGCCGCAAATAAAGGAATATTATATTTGCTTTGGAATTCTGTAGTGCTTCCGTCATAAACTTCAGTTACAACAAAATTGCCTACATTGTTAACGCCATCAAAGAAATACAAATAAGTTGTTCCGGATGTTTCTGTGTTTACAGAATTTTGTAAATCTCTAAACCACGATGTATTATCTCCTTTGACTCCGCCAACACTTACTTCACTTATTCCTAACCAACCAATATCTTGTTCTGGTAAATTAATGTAAGATAGCGGAGGAAGATCTGTAGTAAATGCCTGTACTGTTTGATACATTACAGAACCTGTAGGACTAATATTATAATCTATACCGTTTCCAGAAGCAACAATAGCAGTATATGTAAATGTATTGTAGTATTCAGTACTTGTAACAACTGTTAGAGGCAATTGAAAAGTTGTCGAAGTTGTTGAAGTAAGAACAATATTAGAAACAAGTTGACTAGATGTTGTAGGCTGTATTGTATTAATACCAATATTGTCTTTAATTCTAATTGTTTGATTAGAACCTTGGTCAATAACTGTTGTGCCAGAAGGATGAACTAATTTAATACCTGTTCCTCTAGAACCTCTTTTTAATTGTCCTAATTTATTGTTAGCAACATCTAAAGTATAAAATTCAATTCGCTCGCCATCAATTAATACAACTCCAGGAATGCGTTGATCAAGATTTGGAGGCGTTAGAGTTGAGGCATCAAGCACAGTGATTGTTGTATCAGTAGGATATATATCATCAACTAATTGAGTGCTATTTGCTGAACTTAGACGTTTGTAAGATGTTAGGCCATTGTTATCATAGAAAATTCTATAACCAATTATGCCTCCATAAGTATAATTTCCGCCAATTGATGAAATTACAACATTGTTAGAAGAATTAACTCGTAAATTAGAATTTAAAATAACTGTTTGAGCATCTTGATCCAATTGGAATCCAGTCTCACTGGCAATTGGTTTTCCGTCAATTTCAACCCACAAATATTCAGAACTAATAATAGTTCTACTTAGTACATAACGATTATTAACTAACCCTGTAAATCTTTCACGTCTTAATGAAAGACCGTTATCATTATTATATGTTGTTACACGAATTGTATCATTGCCGGTTCTTGTAACGTTCGAAGACAATATTAAAACACCCGATGAATTAATTTCATATTGATTATCAACCATAATAACTATGGCAACCGCATCACCTTTATTAACAGTAGGAATTTCAACAGTATCTTCAACTTGAATATAAGTGTAAGTTGAAAGTTTTCCGTTAACATAAACTTCTAACTGGTCGGCACCAATTGACCCACTTTCATAATCAACACCTGCTAATATAGAAAATTTAGTTTGTCCTGCGTTAGCAATATAATAAATTGTGTCAGGTGGCAATAGTTGTAATCCGTTAAATGACACAATTGCCTGATCATGGAACGGAGCAGTTGCTCCCGGAGGATTAGTCAATACAAAGTTATTATCAGTTAATCCAACATTGTTAATATATTGATCTACTGCTTCATTAAATGCCTTATAAGGAGCATTAAAGAACCACGCCTGTAAAACATCACCATTTTGTAAAGCAGAAGCAAATTCTAATGCTACACGATTTGATGCTTCACTGCTATCTGATACAACACTAAAGACCGGAGTATCAACTTTATTTCCGTTAACAGTTACATACCAACTCTTTACATCACTGTAAGACGCATTAAACACAAACAATTTATTAGATACTAAATTGCTTGATACTACTATAGCCGCAGAGTCTAACATATTTTGTCCGCTTACACCTACAGTAGTAATACTTAATAAATCTATGGTGTTTGAAGGACTGATTAGTTTGTTAGACTGATATCGGATCTTATTAGAATTAAAACTTCCTGTTCCTAGGTAAGACCAATTTCCGTCATTTGCTTTTGAATAATAAACATGACTTGAATAATTTGTAACAGTAGTTGGTCCAACTCTAGCACCAGGGTTAGTAGGAGTACCATTGTTTGCGATACCATAAACTGCTCCACGATCTGAAGAATTAATACCTTGTAGTGTAGAAGGAACAACTACTCCATATATCATTTCAACATATTGATCAACACCGTTTGTGTATAACGATACTTCAAAATCATAAGCAGGAACTGTTGGAGTTTTATTTCTGGTTGTATAATGAGTTCCTTGGAAACGTAGGGTCCAATATTTAAAATCATTAACTTCACCGGTTGAATAGAAATAGCCCGGAACTTCGCCAGTCGATAACGGCTGTCCGCTTGCTCCTGCACCATAGGTTTCCGAACCAACAAATAAATTTGTATATTGCGGATAGATAGCAGGGTAAAATAAACTTCCTAATTCATATGGAGAGTAAACATTTTCAGCACCACCAAAAGTAATATATCCGTTAACACCTATTTCAACTGACGTATACTCTGTTCCATACATATTCCAAGAGAATCCTAAATCAATAGGTCCTTGGGCAGTTTGAGTTTGGAAAGGTATGTTTGTAGTTGTTTCATAACTAGGTTTAGAAATTCCGGTATCATAGTAATAAATTGTTGATGTACTAGTCGATGTTAACAAATTAATAACCTGATTAGCATAATCAATATTATAATCTAAACCGTAGGTCAACAAATCATTATTGTACATGACTTGTACAGATGCTGTATTAGCAGGAACTGTTCCTAAATTAAATTCAGTTGTACCATCAACTACATATTTTTTAGTTGTAACTAATGGAATTTCTGAAGGTGATCTTGTGTAGACGCTAATTCCTAATGTATCACTTACAGTACCTGGAAGATTTTCTTCGGGACCGTAACTGTTATTTGGAGTTACTAATCCGTCTCCGTCGAGATTAATACCAGTAATGGCATCAAAACTTGTGTTCCATCCACCGCTATCAATAATACTATCTACGTCATAATCAGTAGGAACTACAGTACCGTCACTACTTGATAATCTAAAATCAATAATTGTAGCGGCATTAGTTAATGTTCCAATATTAATTGTTCTAGTTATACCATTGCCAATAAATGTAGATGTTGTAGCATAAACATTTTTAGAAGCAGTTGTACCATAATGAGGGTCATCTATTCTAACTGTTGTAATTTTATTATTAGTTGTTGTGGTTATGTAGGTTGTAATTTTTTCGCCGACTGATGGAGTAAACGGCAAAGTAAATGTTGTTGTAGAATCAGATCCATAAGTAGAATATAATCCTGTTTCACCATCATAATCATCCCATACACTTGATGCCCAACCTACAGTATCCCAACCAGCACTTGTTTGTAGTGGTAATGTATCGATAACAGTTCCTGGATACTCTAACCCTGCCATTAACAAGGTTGCGCTGTTGCCTGGCATGCCGGCGACCGGAACATAATAATCACGAATTCGATCTGCGGCGTGATATAAATCAATATTTTTATTATAAGATACAGTAATTACATCGCCTTCGTTAGGAACAGATCCTAAAGTCAATTTAGCGTAAGTTTTAGTGTAACCATTATACATGGCAGTCGAGAACAATACACTATATGTTCCAGGCAATACTATAATACCATTTATTTCAACATCAAATGTCGAAGTAGCAGTTTCTGGACTCCAAGTTAATTGATATTCTCTAGTGCTACCATCGGAAATAAAAGTATCAAGAGTTCTTTGATCTCCAATTTCATTACTTCCACTTACACGGTCAAATTTAATGTGAATTAAATTAGAGCGAACATTACCATTTTGAATTCTAGCAACTGCTCTCGCTGGAACTGCCGCATTGTTTCCGCCGCCAACAAATTCTACAATAGGAGCACTTAAATATCCACTACCAGAATTAGTAACAATAACCTGAGTTACTTTTCCTAAAGCAATATAGGCTTCGGCAGTAGCACCTTTACCAGGATCACCTGTTTGATTTACAAGATTAACGATAGGAGGTGTTCGATATCCGCTACCGCCATCATAGACAATAATTTCACTTACATTATATGTATAGTTGTCTAACCAATTAATATATGGTTGTTGTAGTAATAATGGATTACCAAAAGTTACTGTTTCAAAACTATTTGTTGCGCTATTCCAATAACTAGGCAAATCAAAGTCAGTTGGATACGCACTGGTTAGTTCAGTAGCAGTATATGTGCTTTGGAAACTTCTTACCTTTGTATGGTAAGGTTTAGTTTCGTTAATATAACTTTCATAATAACTTGTATCTTGTAATTTGTAGGTAGCAGGTTGATTCAAATATCCTGCGCTGTTTACAACATAAATGAAACTTGTTTTAAATGCCCAATCTAAGAATTTTTGTTCTGCTAACGCATACTTAACAGACTTAAACCATACAATATTATTATAGATTGCTAAATCACCAGTCAATAAATCAAATAATAACGCACTAGCAATATATTCCATTTCAGTATCATTTGCTTGACTGAAAGGAGTTTGATCCCAGTTTGCTGTATCAAAGCCATAGTTGTTGTTATTATTACTCCATAAATTATCTAAGAACTGTAAAGTTCCGTTTTGTTTATAGACCAAATTGTATTCATTGTTAAATGTTCCAGGATATTGAGCCGGGAATATTTTTTGTAGAATTATATAGTTGCCGTCACCTGGATTATTAATTCGTACATATGAACCAACAGTAACATCAACTATCGGAAGTTGATATGTATAATCTATAGTTTTTTGTATAGTGCTGTGTAATACATAATCAGGACTTACCCAATCAACATATTTCCAGTACTGTGTAACATTAAAACTTTGTGTATGAATTCTTAAGAATTGTTTTGTAGAGTAATTAAATTGATTTAAACTCCAACGATTATTAACTGTACTGTCTAATGTTATAATTACTGCGTGAGGTCTTACAGTTGCAATTAAATTGTTATAACCAGTACCAGGATTGACAATAACTGTATCAATAACTTTTCCGTTAACATCAACGATTGTACGAATTTCAGCATTCTGTCCATCACCTAAGATACTAACAGTCGGCCCTTTAAATGTAATATAATTTCCATTAACATCTTGTGTTAGGCCGGTAAATGTTCCGTATCCAGATCCAGGATTAGATATAGTAACATTACTAATTCTTCCGTTCAATAGATCAACTGATAACTGTGCTTGTACCCAATATTGATTCACAACAGCATCAAATGCGGTATTATCTTCAACTACAACATCATATGTGCCTGCTGACTGATCATCAGGCTGTTCTTGAGCATACAATCTAGTAAAATCGTAATGTTCTTCATTGACTTGATAATTTATAAATTGAGAATTAACATATCCTATCAACGAACGTAGCGCAGATATACGATCCACAAACATACTTTGTCGTGGTCTAAATCCAATACCATATTTCATACGTGATGGTAATGCTGGATCAGGAACAGGATTTCCTAAAGGATCTCTACCGATATAACTATCTAATAATTTTTGTACTAGTGTAGTACCAATGTCTGGGGCACTATTAACATCGCCCTCGCGGAACAACACCCATTCTGTATGTTTATTAATATCATTTTTTGTTGTATCCATTTCAACAACAAGATCAATAGAACTGTCTCTTAATGTAGGTTTAACATTTGTTAGCATCAATGCTGTAGGATCAATGAATGAAGCATACAATGTACCTTGTCCTTTTGGATCAGCAATAAGATTTGAAGTATCAAAAGAACTCATGTTTCTACCAGCAGTAGATGGCAATGTAGTTTTATTTTTAACCCAGAAATAATAAACGTTGCTAAAACTATTTGTTAATGAACTATAAACTTGTTTTACACTAAGAACAGAATTATCTGGATATTTAGGTTGTCCGCTGATTCCTTGAGCAAGGCCACCGACTGTGTCTGCTAGAGTAGCCCACTGACTTGGAAGATAAGATGATTTAACCCATTCGTAAACATCAATGGTAGATCCAGGGAATGTTGCGTTCCAGTTGTTTCTACGGAATTCTAAATCTCCTTGCTCATACCATACATATTTTACCGTACTTAAATCCCACCATAGTTCTCCTAGGTGTTCATCTAACCAGTTTGAATTGGTATCAACTACAGTTGAAGAATTTCCTACACTATAAACAGCAGGATCGGTTACTGCTTTAAATTTAATCTCTTGATCGGCAAGACCAGGAATTAATCCTTTAATAGGATCAATAATTTCTAAATAGTCTTGTACAACATCATTAACTGTATCAATTGTATATGTTCTATTAATAGTTGACATATCAACTAAAGGAACTTGTTGTCTTAAAATAGACCAAGAAGTTGTTGCTGTACTATCAAATACAAATATACTTCCAGTTTGTTGAGGATTATTATTTGTACCAGGAGCACCTACAACAATGTATCCATTTGAAGATGCTACAGAAGTTCCAAACGCATCAAATGCTTCTACGTTTGAATCTTCAACAGTTTGTCCTAAAACAAAATTATTACCGAAACGATTGTAAACATATACGTTTCCGCTTTGAGCAAAAGTTCCGTAGAATGCTGTAGTTTTTCCGTCGAAAGTTGTAGAAGTTTTTTGTGTAGATGTTGGATCTTTTACATACGGGGTACCGTATGTTGATGTAGAATTTTCTAATAAATTTTGATATGTATCAAATGTCAAAGTATCTCTTCCTTCACCGCTACTACTTACAACTAGTGTATCACTAGCAGGATCGATAGATATATCAACACCAAACAATGTATCTTGATTAGCAAAAGGTGTAGAAATTATCTGTGTTGGCGGATTAGTAAATAGACCATTTGTTCCAATAGAGTATACAAAAACTTTCTTAGCAACCGGCGCACTAACAAATAGTGTTTGACCTGCTTGATCCATTGTAACTTTATAACCAAAATTTATTCCTGTAGTCATTCCAGGAATTCCTTTGACAAATATTGTTGAAGTTGTCATTGTAGAAGGATTATTAACCCCATGGAATACATACACAGCATCCTCATTAGGTGATCCAACAACTAGATAATTTCCGTCGGCCGATCCAGAAATACTTGTACCAAATCCTGTACTTGTAGTATGGAACATGTTGAACGTAGGATTACTTTGAGCAAATTCAAAATTTGAAGACATCCATACTGAACCCGTTCCTGGTTCTCCGACATAAACAACTCCAACATCATTGACAAAAATATCAGTACCAAATTGTCCATTAGCAGTAGGCGTAGGACTTGATACAGCATTGTTTAGAATTAAAGAATTGTTAGCAAAATCTAATTGTACAAATTTTACAGTACCTCGGCCTCCATTTGTTCCAGGAGCACCTATTGCTAGAATGTTTTCAGTATTGTCAAAGGCTAGACTAGAACCAAACAACATATTAGTTGCTGTACTTGGATCTGTTCCTGCTTCTACATAATCAATAGAATACAATTTAATTAATTGATTAGTTCCTGTTCCGTCTTTCTGATATGCTAGAACACGGCCGTTACTTACTCCAGACATTCTATGATTTGGAGAACCGACAAATACATATTTTCCTGTTTCATCAGTAATAATCTTATCACCGAATTGTTGATTTACAGGAAGTAAAATTCCAGGTTCAATGTTTTGAATATTTTGAGATGTGTAAACATTTGATTTTTGATATACTGCCCAATGTCCTTGACCATCAGCATCATCGACCCAAATCTTTTCTCCAAATTTCGCAGAATTTAATGCTGTGTTAGCAGATACATCGTTAGGAGTAGCATGACGAACACTAGCAAATTGATAAATCAATCCTGTGTCTGGAACAAAAGGACTTGTTAAAAATGTTAACGTAGTACTGATAACAAAAGAATTATAATCAGGAACTGATAAGACTGCGTACACTCCATTAATTTCTGTACCAAATTGACTTATAGAAATTAAATCCCCTGCTTGTAAATTGTGAGCAGAATCAGTTGTCACAATTAATTGACTGCCTGGAACTAAAAATGCAGCATTGACAATCTTAGAAGATAATAATGTATAACGATATACATCCCAACTAGAGTCTTCTCTAAATCCTAACCAGATACTGTCACCGTCATTAAGTGATCTATTATTAGCAATATCAATAATACTGTTTTTGTTATAGGCTGTAGCAGTTACATCGTCGATACGAACATATCCTGCTACAGGAAGTGTTTTGTTAGTATCTAAATCAGCAAAATCAATTGTAGAAAACGGAGAACTATTATAATCACTAGGTGAAATAACTAGATTTCCAGGAGTTACGTATTGTATAAAATCAGTCGACTGATACGGAGCAGTATTAACAAAATTAATAATTTGAGGATTTTCTAAGAACCCTTGTTGATTCAATGGGAATTCAATTTCTTGTGAGGTTGAGTAAGAACCGTATGCGCCGATACGGAAAGCCCATTCTTCGAAATAATCAATGCTTGTATCAAGACTTATCACACTAGCCTTGTCTAAACGATTGATACTATTACGTGTACCTTTTTCTTTGATAAATCCTTGATAGAATTTATACTGTGTTACGTTATCACTAAAAATATTTTGTAGGTATGGTCTTGGCTGATATCCAATTAAATGCTGTGCTAGACTTTGTTGATCAGGATCAAACCCATCAAGGTTAACAGAATAAAATTCTTCAAATTGTCTTGCTTTTAAATCAAAGTTAGGTAATAATCCAGGAGTAGGTTTACCTGGTAATACATCCCAACTACTAAAAGCAAAAGTACTTGTACCGTCTATATTTTTTGAAGCACCGTAATAAATTCCGTTGTATTGAACAACATCCCCGGCAGTATAATCAGTGTACTGACTCCAGTTGTTAACTTCTGCTTCATCATATATAAATCCAGGACTTTGCATTCCTCCGGTCCATCCAGAAGTTTTAAATCCTTTTAATTTAATTCGACCTTGACGATATCCTGTTTCAATATCATATATGATGTCATTAAAATAACTCTTGTTGTTTAAAATAATGTTATGTTCTTTTTGTACAACATTTAATTCAGCAAAGAATAATCCTTCTAAGGAATCTAATGTTTGAATCATAAAAGTATTATCAATACGTTGAGTACTTACTTTATTAGGTCTTAGGCTAGTACCGTCTGCTCTTAATAGGCTATATTGATAATAACCATTTAATACATTGTCGACAACTCCGTTAGGATTTGAAAATTTTAATGTGTTAGCAAATGGACTAATTGTAATTAAACTATCAGCGGCCCAGCCTTGTAATGACCAGAATAAAAATTCTTTAGCAGAATAATTCCAATCAAGGACTTGTTGCATATCTCCTTGATAATCATCAAATATAAAACCTTGAGCCTCAAGCCAAGCACCATAACCTACAATAACATTGTATAAACTTTGCTCGTCCGTGAATGTTGTACCATAAGGAATAATTGTTTCAGTACTCTCGTATCCTGTAGGAACATTTACAGTAATGCCATTGATTGTCGGCAATACAGGAATTTGTTGGAAATAAGAAGCATTAAAGGCGGGCCCAGCAGTATGGCTTACTGTAACAATATACCACTTGTTATTATAAGATACATAAGTTCCTGCTGTATAAAATTTATTGCCGGAAGGATTTACTGCTGTTCCAGTTTGTGTTGGTCTATCAATATCCGTTGAACTAGGAGTCCATATAACGTATGGAGCACTTTTACCTCCAACATTTAATGTTCTTCCTAAAGCAGAAAATATAGGATTGTAAATTTTAAAGTAAGGATGACCGCTGTCATAACCCTTTAACATATATCCACTTTCTGTTCTCTGAATAACTAGACCAGAAATACTAGCAACTGTAAATGGGTTACCTTGATTTAAGAAAATAGTATAATCTTCATTGTTAAGAGAAACGCCCGGATTTGAAGTACTTGGGTTTACGCTGTCAATAATAATTTCAAGACTATCTTTTTCAACGAATCCGCCAACTTTGTAAAGCAGTTGTAAATTTAAAGAATTTAAATCGTTCTTTAAATTTGTAATAAAAGAACTATCTTTTTGTACACCAATTTCAACAACCATTGGCATATATCCTGTAGCCATTACAGGAGAGCCAGAAGATGTATCGTTGTATATTGACAAGTTATTAGGACTAAAGAATGTGCCAGTATCTTTATAAACATACTCTCCGGCAAGATTCATTGTCATTCTACTTGTATCAAATAACTTTGAATAGAAGTCAGCAGGTTTAGTTGCTGACATCATGATAGATACCGCAAATGGATAAAGTACACTACGTCTCCAAGCAGTTTCTACAGGACCCATATCTCCAAAGGTCCATGGATCTGTTGTTCGAAGCGGGTTCAATCGCATTGCCATGCCTGCGGCGATTGGGTCTAATAAGTTTCCAGATTCGTCTACAGGAATATATTTTAAAAGATTTGGTCTTACATATAAAGGATTTACAGCACCATTAATTTTACCTGCGGCAAGATCTTCCCAAAGATTTAAGTTACCGTTAGTATATGGTGCTGGGCCATACATCTCTTCCCACCAATCAGGCATATCTTGGAATCCTAACATTTCCCAAGGTGCTTCGTGAGGACGATCTGTATCGTAATATAATTTGTAAATGGCTCTCCAGCCACCTGGCATAATCAATCCAGTATTTGTATCTACTGCGCTAGAAAAATTATATGTGAAGATATCTTCTGTTACAGTACTATTTGTACTGTAATCAAATCTATAAAGATTAGTCCATTGTAAAAATTCTTTTTCGAGAATACTGTTTACTTCACTAATAGTATAATCTGTTGTTCGACTTACACCAGGAATAATAGAATTAATATCTAATAAATCTGTGTTGTATTTTACTTTAAGATTATTGTAAACACGTTTTTCAAATTCTAATAGTACATCATCTCTATTGTCGCCGTAGGCTACTGTAATACTTCCATCATGCCCTCTAATAACCATTGTTGGAGTAACGTAAGTATCATCAACATACATTTTAGGTTCAAAAGCAGGATACATTCCCATTTTCGTAGGAGTCATTGGTACATAACATGCTTGTGATGTAGGATAATCAACAACTGTAATTGTATCGCCTTTTGTTAACTCATAAGAGATATTAACATCGGCAAGTACAGGATCAAATGTATAATCAATTCCGTAAGTTAGTTGAGTTATATTTCCAGATGTATCTGTATGATATATGTAAACTGCTCGACGTCCTAATTCATTTAAATTAAACACACCGTTAGGCAATGTATAAGAAGTAAATCTATAGTCAGTAACTGGATAACTTCTTGTTGTATTTTGCGGACCCCATGCTAACATATCAGTATTGTTATATGGAAAATTATTGTTGTTAATAATATTAATATTATGTAAACAAATATCCAATGCTTCAGCAGGAGTATGTTTGTGTGCTAGATTAGAAGCCGCAGTTAATAATCTTAATTTAAATTGATTATATTGTGATCCAACTTGTCGAATAGCCGCAGGAACATCGTGTGTTAAATCGCACACAAAATAACCAGCCATCGCTAACGGATTTTTATTAACAATTAAACGAGTTCCGTATGTAATAAAATTAGGAAGATCCCTAACATTATTAGATCCTAAAAACTTTCCAGTAACGTCTGGGTTTCTTTGAGCCGCAGATTGAGCATGGGCACTTAATTCAGAAAGTGTAAATTGACTGATATTTCCGTTTAACGGATTATTTGTGTATCCGATCGAAACATCGTATACTCCGTTCGTTTCAGGAATATTAAATTCGGCAGCGTCTGTCCATACTGTTACATATTCAGGAGTTAAAGAATTAATTCTTAAAAATCCTGTATTAACATTTTGAATAGTGTTTATTTCATTTACGATAACATTAAATACATCGTCCATAAAATAATTATTAAACAAATAGTATGCCTGGTCAGCAATATTAGTATATTCTAATGGAAATCCTAATACAGGATCAGGAGTACCTTTTCCTACAGCATAACCAAACATACGAGTTCCAGAGAAATCGCTGTTATAATATGTTGTATTTCCAAAACTATTTCCGTTAGTATCAAATACATCAAATACCGGTGCTTGATTTAAATCTGTTTTTTGCTGTCCAAATGTCCACTTGCCGGATCCAGTAGAGTTAGTATACCACCAATTTTTTCCTTGTTGGGTATTACCACTGTTAATAATAACATTATCAAGATCATTAACTGTTAGATATTCTTCAAAGTGTACTCTAAATATTCCATCATTGTTTACAAATTGTACTTGATAAATTTTTCCTATAACATCAGGATCGGTATCAGCCGCAAAAACAACTAAGTTACCGGCATCAACTAAAACACCGTCAATATAATAACCTGTTTGTCCTTCTGCTTGTTTGAAGGCATCAGTAGTTACTGTATCGATTAAATCAATGTTAGTCTGGCTTTGAGCACCAAAATTAAACAACTGAATGTTAGGTTTAAATTCTATAATAGGACGAGTGGCTCTAGCATTTTGAGGAAGATTTAATGGTTGACCAGTAGACGCCGCTGTGGCAATTAATACATCTTTATGGAACCAACGATTATATCGTGACCAAGGATTTAAATCTTGACTAGAACGATTGATAGTAACATACTCAGGTGTTAGAGGTAAAGATTCAAAAGTATCAAATGGATATTCGTCGAACCCTGTTCCGTCAAAATTATCATCTAGCATATCTGAATATGCTTCTGGAGTTGTTAATGTTGAATAATCAATCAATTGAATTGCTGTGCCAACACCTTCAACAATAAACTGCTTATCTTTATAACTAGCAGGCAATACCTCTCCAAGGAATTGAATTTTCATTCCATTAGATAATACTACACCGTTACCAGAAGTGTAAGATGATTTTCCTACTACTTCGTTCTGTACATTGATGATTGTATCTTGTATAGGATCTAAAACTAAAATTACACCACCTGGATAAGGACTGTCATCTGTACAATAGTATAAAGTATCTGGTGTTGTTTGATCTACGTAGATACTAACTTGACCAAGACTAACTCCGTTATTTGTTACGTTGTTATTATATTCGTTACCTTGTTGGGTTCTTTGTGTTTTAATGAAAAATTTATGAGTTGAATTTATATTAAAATTATAAGTTGTACCTCTGTACAATATAATAGTTTCATCAGGTGTTAATCCGTCAGGACTAATAATAAAATTTTCTTTGGTATTATCATCTTTAACAGTATATGAACTTACTGTTGCTTTTTGTGCGCCAACAATATCAATAGGATCAGGACCAGTAGGAATCCAATAATACTGTGTAAAGTTTACAAATTTATCCCATTCAATATGAGGATCGTAACTTAAGAACTCAGGTCTTAATAATCTATCTAAATTATTAGTAAATGCTCCGTCAAAGCCTAATTGATTAATCAAATCATCGTAACTAAAAGCCTTATCAATATTTAGATTAGTATCTGATACAATTACAGCAGGTTGTAATTGATATGCCTGACGCAATGGCAATGTTTCTTGAATATAGAAATCTGTGCTAGAATTATAAGTTAATGTGCCGGTACTTCCTACCCAACCACTAATTTTATCAATATTAGGTTGTTGGATTAATGGGTCAAGTGTGCCTGCTAAAAATTTTGTATTTTTATTTGTTCTAAAAACACTAGGAAGAAGGTCAACTGATTTTCTGTTATTACCAGGATTGTTAACATCGACTACATTAATGATGCTGTTTCCCATATATTATACTCCAACTGCCGTAGTTACAATAGCACCAGAAATTCCTAGATTAGATGCTGTTATAGAATCAATAATTTGTATATCAGAAATTCTAGCACCGTTAACAAATATTTCATTTGAGTTACAAGAAATTTCTAATAAACTTCCAAAGGCATTTCCTGAAGCAGGAACAATTACAAAGTTAGTAATATACGGTGTCATTAAATTCATTATGTAAGTTGATAGTTCACTAAAGTTAAACTGTTGACCAAAGTCCCAATTTTCTAAAGCAAAAAAGTTTTCAATTCCAGTTAGGATTTGAGCCTGTAATTGATTTGTGCTTATGTTGTAAGCACTATTTGCCACAGCCTTAAATGTTGCTTGAAGAGACACAGGAGCAGTGGATCCAAATAAAGGAACATATACTGCTGGCTGATATATAATTAGATCACTAATTGTCTTAATAGGTTCTAAATAAGAACTATAATTTTCTTCAAGTGAAGAACTAGTTGGCGGTAATGGTTTGCTACCAATTCCTGTTGCTAGCCATGATCTATATGCGGTATCATATTCACTTGTTAACAAATAGATATCCACGATGTTAGTCTTGCTAGGATCTAATCTGCGATCATCTGCGCTGTTATGTTGGTAATGAAATTTTAAATTATTTCTTCCAGGAAACGCAATATAACTATTTTCTAAATTAAATTCATTTGTAACAGTAGAATAAGATTTTACTACGTTAATGCTAGGATCATAAAAATAATACAATGTAGAAGTTGAAGGATTTGAAACTTTATCTTCTGTAGGATATGCCTCAATTTGTGAAAAGTTTGTTGTAGTAATATCTAATGGAACATAAGAAAGTCCATTAGAAGAAACAGTAAAATAAACAAACTTATCATTGTATCCGTAGGTGTCCGATAGTACAGATGTAGTAGTTGTTTGAACTATTGTTTCAAAACTATCTGGATCAGATATTTGTCCATTATTTTGAGCATCAAAGAAACTAATCTTTACTTTAGAAGGATCTTGATATCCATCTGGTTCAATAACAACATCATCAATTTCCCATAACTGATCAACACCTATGCCGGCTCCAGAATTTGTTGCTTGGGCATTGATCCCTAAAACATTGATTTGATCTTTAATAACTGTGTTGTTCACAAAATCATATTTGTTCTGTGTGTTGTCAAAATAGAAAGCCGTTTGTTCGACGCTTTCAAAAATGTATTCTGTTGTTCTATAATGAACAATATATTCTTGTCCGTCCCACTCGAACGCAATTAACCAACTTGCGTCTCTATTTTGATTTGTTGTATCACCTTGGTACAATAGACTAAAATCAGAGAATAGATTAAGATTTGTTTCTGTAATTACAAACCATTGACGTGTTGAACGATCAAAACTTAAAGCAAAATTTCTATTTGTAACAGTAATATTAACAATGGTTGTGTTAAGATTATAATTCCAAACACTTACGAATTCTGGAATAATTTCAGATACCATTGCGCCAGAAGGAATAGTTCCACTTAATACAATAGGGCCTTGGCCATTTGATAGGCTACCTTTACCGCTATTAGCACCATCACCGATTACATTAGAAACTTTTGCCCAGATATAATTAGGTGACCCAGCAGGAGCATTAGAAGAATTTAACATTCTTCCATTATAAAATACTTGGCCGGCAGCGGCATTAAATTTAACCAAAGCACCAGTTCCAACATATTGTAATGTATTAGAACTAAAATATCCAACTTGTTGAGGAGTTGAATTTGAAACAAAATATCCTGTACATTGACCTGTTTGATTTGTTATTTGTTTCCAAGTAACGCTTAATTGACTTGCGTCAGGTCTTGGCCAATTATCCCAATAAAAATTTCTTAATCCGTTAGATGCTACAATAGTGGCAATAGATCCCTGAAGTTCAGCATATATCTGATTACGTGTTGTAAAATTAAATGTTAGAGTGTTGTCTTGAGTATTTTTGTAAATTAATCCATCTGTAGCAAAAATATTTGTACTAGAGTACTGACCGCTTACGTCTGTTAATTCAAAATATTTAGAAATTCCACTGGCTGTTCTATTAACACTTTTAACTTTAAGAATATCTGTTCCAGCACCTAATGGAGAAATATTATAATCTTCTCCTGTTACCATTCTATTTTGTGCATAGAAAGTCTGTGGCGCTTTTAATTTTATGCTTTCATTAGATTCTGATCCGCTACTATTGTCAACAGTATATTGTAAACTTGCGTTTAAGGTAAGCGTTTGTGGCTGACCAGATTTATTCAAATAAGGAATATTAATTTGAATACCGGTCATCTGATCAGGTGTTATAGAATAACTTAAACCGTTGCTTGTTCTATAATAAGCAATGAATGTGCCTTTAGGTAGATCGCCAAAATTACCATCAGCAAAATTAAAATCAACTTGGTCGCCTGCTCTAGTAATTACAGCATAGATATTTCTTTCACTGTTACTTAAACTATTATATATAACATTATTACCTACTAGGGAAGGAACTTGTTTCCATAAAGTTGTAAAATTATTGTTAGAATCTAGTTGCCATAACCAGATATCATTATTGTTAATATTATTTGAATTTACACTTACAACTTGATTTTCGACAGGAACATCAATTGAAAAAGCACTAGACTGTGTTACACCTTGACGGAAACTAACAAAGAATCCTGTATTAGAAGAACCACTGCCCTTGTTATCATTTTGAAACAAGAATGTAAAATTTCCACCAGGGATTGGAGGAGTTTCGTAAACATAATTTTGTCCAGCAAATGTACTTCCAACTACTTCAAAATCCATAGTTGTACCGTTTACTGGTGTATTAAATCCAAATGTCGGAATATCAGAATTAGTTGAATTAATAATATATTGTTCTGTATCTATTCCGGAAATTGAACTTTTAGCCGACGGTGCGCCAAATATCATTGATCCTGGCATTGTAGAGTTAATAATAGAAACAAACTGTTGATACCACTCTGAATTAGAAGGATCGTTCCACGCAATAGGAGTATTACCTAAATTAATACCATTAGCATCTAATACATTGTCTGTTGTTGTAACTGCTGTAATTTTTAATAAACCGCTAGCCGCTGAGTTTCTAGCAGGATTGTAATTAATTAGATACGCAAGTTGAAGAATACTATCACGACGTTGAGCAGTTTCTAAGAAATTTTCACGAGCATTTAAGTCAACACGGAAACTTAAATTTTGGCCAAGATAAGCAATAAGGTCAATGAGAGCAATATATTCGCTTGAATCAAGATAATCATTAAAGTCCTCTGGATAATTTTCTCTTAGATAACTGATCATTGTACGACGAAGTGTGTCGAAATCGTACGATTTGAAGTCGGCGTTCTTAAAACTCTGGTACAGTTTTGTCCAATCTTCAGCAACTAAAAGTTTTTTGTTTGTTGATGGTATCATTTGCTATCTAACCTTTTGATAGCGTATTTATGGCAAAAATAAACTTGGTATATTATACCGAGATGCCATTTTCCGCGTCAAACGTCATTTGTAAAGTTTCAGTTTGGTTGGTTAACACATACAACAAAGTTAACTCAATTCTGAAGCCAAACGGTTGTTCTGTAATGGCTACGTTTATCGGAGTCAATCTCGGATCAGACGCTAGTACGGTGTTTATATCGTTAGTAATTTGATCCCTAATCGCAGGTGTTAAGGGTTCAAAAATTGAATCCCAGATACGTGTTCCAAACGTTGGATTCATTAATCTTTCTCCAATACGAGTATTGAAGTGATTTAATAAATCTTGTTTAATTAAATCTGTGTCAAACAATTTAACACTTTTTGTAGAATCATCTACCGTGCTGAATCCTTTATATATATGACTAGTTGGTTGTATTTGTGGTACTGTACCGTTAGCAGGAGTAATTTGGATTCTATTGTATAACATGATTATATTTAACCTTACGCAACAATGGTTCCTCCGCCCTGCTTAACAAAATTAAGAGCAACTTGCATATCTTTAGGATGCTGATTATAAGGACTACCAGGTAAACTTGCCCACTCTTTATTACATTTTGTAATAGCACTTGAGAAGCGGCCGGCTTTAACATCATCAAGAGCACCTCTACGTTTTAATAATAACACGCAGGCTTTATCTTGACTTGCTGGACTAAAATCAGGTAGCCCAAGTTGTTTCTGACAAGCGGCCCAGGTAGTTGTTAAGAACTGATAAGCGCCGGCCGCGGTCGATGTTAGTCCTTTACCGTTCACACCGGCTGTAATAGCCAATCCCGGATGATCTTTAAATCCTTGTGCCTTATTAGGCTGTCCTTCAAATTGTTTAACATAGGAGTTTGTCGCAACAACTGTAGGACTATTAGGATCAAATATAGCACCAGTAAACATTGATTGATAACCGGTAGGGCCTGCTGTTCCTTCACAATTACGAATCATCCATAAGAATGCCGCAATATTATCTTGTTCAACATCGCCTGTCTTAGCAGGCGGTGTTCCAGAAGTCGAAGGAGCAACTTTATATTGTGTAGTAGTTTTTCCGTCTTGTGGTAATACTGGACTTTTTGCTCCTGGAGCAGGTGTAGCAGTAGCATCTGTAGCACTTAATGAAAACTTTTCTTTGTCAATACTTTCGTGTTGATCCCACGGTTCGTGAGTTGGAACACGTTTCATAATTGAAACAATATCTTCTGCTCTGTAGAATTTTCCGTTTGCCCAACCGTTATCAAAACTTCTGTTGGGTAAGGTATTCAAAGGTAAATCTGTTGCTGCATCAGCAGTATCAGCAGTATCAGAAGCAGTAGCACCTGCGGCTGCAGGACCGTTCATGTCAATAGTACCAGCAGTTTCTATGTGATGGCCTGATGTGATATTTGTTGATCCGCTGGCGCTGACTTTCCAATCAGCGGCTGTCATATTTAGGTTGCCTTTAGCAGAAACAAATGTATCAGCCCCTCCATTTAAATGAAGATCAGATCCAGACGTTACATAAGTTTGATTTTGTGATTTTAAATGTATTTGTCCAGTGCTTGTTACTTTAAGAGTATCTACTACGTTTACATCAAGAGTCGATCCTACTGTAACTAGACCTTTTTGCATAGCATTGATGGTCCAATTTCCTCTGATGTCAGATTGGAAATCGTTGCCAGCATTCATGTAGATATTACGACCTGCTTCTAAATTAAAATCACGGTCAGCACGTAAATTAAAATCTCCTTCAGTGTGTATGCTTACACTATCTGCGGCATAGATATCAACTTTTCCGTCACTAGTGAATTCTAACCAAGCGGTACCTCTAGCATTTGCTATGTAAATTAAGTCCTGACTATTATGTAAAAGTATTTGATGCCCTGTTCGTGTGCGGATACGAACTAATTCGTTTTGTCCATCTGCGTCTCCGTCATCCATAACAAAGGTGCTTCCGCCTAATCTACTTGTATACATCATACCCGCAGACGGATCTGTTCCAGGAATAGGAACTTGTTTAGATGTATTTTTAATATGAGAAGATGTTTGTCCGCCTTTATCTAATGGGCCAGGGGTGCTCATTCCAAATACACTACTTGGGATCTCTCGTCTAGCACTACTAGAAGTTACGCCTCTAATAGTATCAAGTACTAGACCTTGTTCAACCAATCGTTCGGCAAAAGGGTGTATTGGTTTATTATAACTGTTCACATCTCGACTATCATTGTCTGGACCAGATAATCTTGTTTTCTTAAGAAATTCTCCAGCAGGCAGTAATTTAGTTCCAAAATATGTTTCTTGTTCAGGTGTAATTTCAACGTTTTGTGTTGCCGCCAATCCTGGCATTGTAAAATTTTGATAACGATCTTGAACACATCCAAACCAATATCCTTGATTAGGATCTCCTTCAATAAAAATTACCATTACAGTAGAACCAATATCAGGAGGTACTGCCCAGAATCCGTAACTCTTTTGAACATCGCCAAAGTTTGAAGAATCGTTTCCTTCATAACGTGCAGCAGTATTTCCTAAGAAAGGACTACAATATTGAACAATATGTGTTTCAGTATCTTGTGTTAAACTTGCTGTAGTTTTCTTTAAAATAGATACCTCAAGAGCACCCATATAACTTTTATCTAGATGATTAGTTATAATAGCCAAGTAAGGACCTGTGCTTAAAGATTGAGATGTACTTGACCCGCGACTTAACTCTGCCATATTATGATCCGTTCATTAGATTAGATAAAGGACTGTTAAGCGCATTAGTAACAGCACCTGCGCTTACACTTCCAAATTTTGCGACTACAGAATTCTGTAAATTAGAAATCGCACCAGACGACAATCCGCTTAAAGGATTACCCCCTGCTAGATTACTTATTTGACCAAGAGCCCCTTCAACTGAAGGAAGTGAACCCGTTAAACTATTTGTCAATCCTTGAGCAGATGTTAATTTACCTGCCAATCCTGTAATATTAGCACTCAGCGCACCTGGTAAACTTCCAATACTATTAGGAATACCTAACCCTCCTGCCAGACTAGACATGCTTGGAAGATTTGATAAACTTTCTTTAGCCTTAGCGGCCACAGCCGTTAATACTCCATTAGGATTAACATCAGGCGGTACGTGAGGAATTGATGCTAATAATTTTTGAGCCGTTGCTGGAATATTTTGTAAAGAATCTTTTGATAAATTTCCTAATGATACCCCTGCTTGTTTTAGTGTGTCTAAGTTAACGTCTGTTGGAACTTCTTTAGCAATAGCACTCAATTGAGATGTTAATTGACTTTGTAGTTGAGGAGATAATCCAGATAACTTTGAAGGATCGATTCCTAATGATGCTGCAATAGCAGACGGATCGTTAGGAAGGCCTGCTGTAAGTCCGGCTACTTTAGAACCTATACCATTTAATAAACTTGAAGGATTTGCTACGCTACCTAAAGCAGAAACTGCTGATGATCCAACACTACTGGCAAGATTATTAGCGGCCGCAATTCCTGCTTGAGCCGCACTAGCAAAATCTGATCCAATTACAGAATTAGCAAGATTTGTTGCTTGATTTGTTGCTCCGGCCGCAATAGATCCAGCAACATCAATAGGATCAACAATATTTGATGCGCCAATAGCCTTGGCCGCATTACTTAAATTTGGTATTGTTGGCAACGAAGGGATAGGAATTGATCCATTTCCAATTAATGCCCCGGCAGCGGCGCCAAGGGCACCGGCTCCTAATGCCGAAATACCTGTTAGACGACCAGTAATTGCTCCTAATGCTCCTCCAGTAATTGCTCCTAACGCAGACGATCCCAATACTTTACTAACATCGAAAGAACTAGGACGAACACCCGATTTGTCAACATCGGCTGGCGCAACATCTTTGGCAGGCTGTTGTCCAGGTTTTGGTTTGGTAACCAATTTTGTTGCTGGTTCTGGTGTAACTTTCTGATCAACAATTTGTCCTGGCATTCGAACTAGATTTAATCGTTGCGTAAATTTTCCGTCAACAAATTTACTGCTAACAGTAGTAACCTGAAACACTCCACTAAACGGCAACAACTCATCTTGAAATATCATTGATCCTGTAGTTTTATCTATGTCAGTCGGTGATCTAAAATTAAGTTTTACATAACATAAACTATTTTGATGATCTGCGGTGCCTTCAGTTGTTAACCCAGGTGTAGCAGTAGTAGGAAGATTGACTCCTAATCCTCCCATGACCATATAATAAGGATCGCCAATAATTTCAATTTCTGCTGTACACTGATCTGTACTGTTTTCTAAAATTGATTTGTGTGCGTTATAGGCAAATTGAAAATAAGGATCTGTCCTTGGAGGCAAAGCCTTTCCAGATTTAGATACAGAGTCGTTGCTAACTACAACCGGAACAGATCCTGTTTGTTGTTTAACTCCTTGAGTTCCGCTAACATTATCTGGAAGAGTAGTAGTGACCCCTTTATTGTTTGCTCCTGCTGACGCAACTTCTACGTTGTCAGCATTACCTGCTTTAGGAGGAACTGCCTGATAAAATAAATTGTTAAATTTTAAATTAAATGTAAGAACATCTGTATTCAAACCAGTATACATATAATTGTAGGTTCTTTTTACATATTTCTTTACTATCTCGTTAGTGCTATAAGGCTTACCTGCCTGTAATGGCAATTTACTTTTGTGTATACGTTGGATTGTAACTACATATTGATATTTTTTTAATGGCTCACCGGTGACTTTGTCGTTAGCATCTAAAGGAATAATGTTTGGTGACGCAACATGCCAATAAGGAATACATCCAGCAGAATCTGCCGCGGCATCAACGTCTTTTAAAATATTAGAAAAATATTCACTATCACGAATTAATGCTTCTATTACTTCATTAATTTGTGCACCTTGACTAATTTGCATTACCTGACTAGTCGGAACGTATGATTTATTTTGTGAATTTTGTGGAGTTGCTTTTTTAGTATTTGAATCAGACGAAGAACTAGCAGATGTATTTTGCTTTTCTTCAATAGGAGCCATACTAATAATAGAGTTATTAGTTAAATGATCTGGCAACTTTGCTTTGCCAATAAGTGTATCAACAGGTTTTTTAGACGACGCTTGATATTTAGAAATATCAGGTTTTTGATTGTCAGTAGGTTCTGGAGGAAAATAAATTTCATATATGTCATGATTATTTGCTCCTGCCTTTCCTTCTGATTTTTCATCTTTAGTTCTGTCTGCTAAAGTTTGATTTAATTTTTCAAAGAAATCTCCAAGTGCTTCAGAGACTGTTGCTCCTGTTATTTTAAGATCTGTTTTGATTTTATTAGGTTCTGAAAATGCCATCTCAGGTTGAGGAGTGGCTTGACAAATATATTTTGTTCCTTGTTCAGTTACTGTCATTTCAACACTGGTAAATCTAATGACAAAGTATCTACTACTGTTTGGAACAATTTCAGGAGCACCCATTTGATCTCTATCAGGATAACCTACAAAGTCTATTTTTAACAAGTACGGAGCACCAACATAAGATTTATAACCAGCAGACACAGCCGCAACATACAATGATTCTAAGAATCCGTTAATACTGTAAGGTTCAATAACATCAAATTTAACTGATGTTGCTGTAGAAGATCCTTGTTGTTTTCCTGGAGCAATAACACAATCCATTTCTAAATTGTCTATAAACATGTCAAATCTTCCAGGACTTTCTTTATTAAATCCTGCCACTAGTTCGGCAATGTTAATTGGCGGAGGCTCAGGTGCTGCCGGAGCAGGCGGAGTCGCTGTATCTCCGCTAGGAATAGCCGTAGCGGCATTTGCCCCGTTTGGAGATAATGCGGCACTATTCATATTGCCTATACCTCCCGGATTAGTTACTCCTTGAGTATCAACGGCAGTGATTGTTGGGTTATTAGCGGCTGGCGAAGGTGGCGTTGCTTTAAATAGATCATTACCTTTTCCGCCAGAACGTAGAATAAGAAAATTTTGTGTACTTTTTTTATAACTGTCTGGATTTTTAAGAGCATTTTTATCTAAACATGCCAATGTAAAATTATATGTGTAGGATCTATAGTCATTTAAAACATTATAAGTTCCACCAGGCATCGATGACGCAGTCGATCCACTATTAGATCCACCAGGCAATCCTTTTGTTAATGAAGGAGCAAGACTTCCTACTATATCAGCAATACTCATATTATGTTCCTAAAGCAGATTTAATAGTTGTTAACTGTGGAATATAAATTTGTAGTCCTGGAACTAGATCGTACACAGGATCATGAATTAAATCTTTATTACGTACAGAAAATACCCACCACAACCCAACATCTTGATATAAATCATATGCTAATAAATCAGGACGATGCATATACGGTGCGGTAACTGTCCATAAAATATCATTTGCTACAGCAGGTATATCTCTAAAATTAATAACGTCAAGATAAGAAGTCTGCGTAGTAGTATAATACGGACTTGATGCGTTGTAGTTTGCCATTATAGATATCCTTTACCTACTTGTTTTCCTGCTAGCCAATCTGCTACTCCTGCTTTTTGCATTTCTGATCTGCTGTATGTTGGTTGTAATACTAGAGAAATTGTACTAAGAACAGGAACTAAGTTAACTCCATAGAATGGATATAATTTTCCTGTTTGAATATAATCCACACCATCAGGAAGTTCATGTCTAAAGTTTGTAACCGTGACAGGAATATTTTTTAACATGTAAGGACCATACGCATCAAATCTACAAACAGGCGGAGGAGAACCTCGATCACTGTCTGGTCCAAATCTCATTTTTGTTAATGCTCTTAACAAATGAATAATACCTAAAATAATTGCGGCTTCGCCTTCATTTTGCGCTGAAAATTTTGCTGTAACGTTAATATTACTAACAGAACTATTCTTATAAAAATATTGTGTGTAGTTACTATGAACGGGATTAAGTCCGTTATAAGTAGCCGAATGGTCAAAACTGATAGTTGGGGTATACGGAAATATAATTCCGCCAAATTGTTTTAATACTCCAATTACACCAGGACCAGAAGTCACTGAAGTAAAATAAGATGCTGGCACACGAAGTATTGAACGAAGGTCTCCGCCAGGTCCTCCTACAAAACTGGCAACTGCTCCGCCAACAATACTACTAACTCCGCCGAACCCAATTCCTCCAACACCTTGACCACTTCCAGGAGTTGGCGACGAATCTGAAGCAGATGTGTCAGGTGCTTGTGCTTGATTGGTTGCTCCTGCTCCGTTTTTAGGATCTATAGGAACACTTGTAGGGTCAGCATATTTTGCCGCAGTATTAGCATCTGTCGCAGAAGGATTTGTTGGACTACCTGCGGCGGCTGCAGCTGCATCGGCGGCGGCTGTATTGGCCGCAACAGCAGAATCAGTTTGGTTAGATTGAACAGTTACAGCACTATCTGTATTACTAGCATTACTATCTGCGGCATTTTGAACATTGGTAGTCGATTCTTGGCCAGCATTTGAAGTTGTTTGCTCAGTAGTCTTTTTTGCTTCATCTATTTGTTGTTCTAGGCTATCCTTTTCTGGAAATAAAGCATTGAATTTTTGTGCTGTCTGTTTTCTAAGATCTGCTTTTGCTTGGAAGTCTGCCTGTGCCGCGGCATACAATGCTTGAGGATCAGTATAGGTTACACCATTTAAACTACCCGTCCACGAAGCACTAAACGTTTTACCCTCAGGGTTAAACATGTCCATAGTATCATATGCCTGCTGGGCGGCATCAGTCATCGGACCTAGTTGAGCCGCTAGAGCATTACGCTGAGATTCATTAGCGGCAAGTTGTTGTTGTAGTGATGCTAGATCAGCCATATCGGTTCCTATTATATGCTATTTACCATGTAGATAAATACGTACTTAAATGGTTGACAAACTTCTTGACAAGTGCTATACTTGTCAAATATAAGGAGGCCGCAATAAGATGGCTATAGACAATATGACAGCAACCCCAACACCGGGTAGGAAGGTAAGATACCTAAATAACAGAGATTTATTAGCAGAGATACACAAATCAAAAAACTCATTTTCGAGTTTTACCAAAAAAGAATACAGTCAACATGACATTATTCTAACAAGTTTGGATAAGATTAACATCCGAACTATAGCAGAAGCCAAACGCAATCGAGCAAAGCGCCAAGGACTCGAAGCATTTAACGCCGCAAGGGCCGCAGGCGATAAGAAAATTAAATTAGCAGAGTGTACAAAAGACTATACAACTATTGCTAAGACAGATGTTATTATTCGTATTATGACTTTTGATCATATTCCACTGGCTCCGGGTCGTAAGAAAACAGTTAAAAGTAGAGCAGATTCTCATGATAAGGTAAATTTTCCACCTTTCCAACATTGGAAGTTTGACGAGAATGACGAACTTATATGTGTAGGTAAGAGCCATTGGAAAGGTGACTTGGTTAAAGGACATTTTAGCAAAGACCACGGACGCATTACAGAAAACTTAGGTAAAATGTTTATCAAACTTTCAGAACGTTACGCACAGCGTTCAAATTGGCGTGGTTATACCTATATCGAAGAAATGCGAGGACAGGCTATCCTACAGTTAAGTCAAATTGGTCTACAGTTTGATGAATCAAAATCAGAAAACCCATTTGCTTACTATACGGCTGCAGTTACTAATTCATTTACTCGTGTATTGAATATCGAAAAGAAAAATCAAAACATTCGAGACGACATGTTACAAGAAAACGGTTTAATGCCAAGTCTTACACGTCAGACACAAGCAGAACATGCCGAAGAGACTGCTAGACAAGCATCACTATATAAAAACTTCAGAATGCCAAAGAGCGAAGAGGATCCTATTGAAGATGGCGGAGAAGAGGCTTGACCTTTGCCCAATAAATCCGCTATACTAAATCTAGGAGAATCTAATTAATGAAACTTTTTAAGAAAGTAGCATGTTTTACCGATATACATTTTGGTCTTAAATCAAATAGTTCAACGCACAATCAAGATTGTGAAGATTTTGTTGACTGGTTTATTGCCGAAGCAAAGAAGAATAAATGTGAGACTTGTATATTCTTAGGTGATTGGCATCATAATCGAAATTCAATCAACCTAATAACACTTGATACCAGTATGCGATGCTTAGAAAAACTAGGTGCCGCATTTGAACAGTTCTTTTGGTTT